TGCACCGTATTCCAGAATTCAGCAAATCGTTGTCCTATTTTTTGTAAAATCGGTTCAATTCTGTCCCAATTTTGGTAAATCAACACAGCGGCAGCTACAACACTTGCTGCGGCAATGCCAAACGGACCTGTCATTATTTTTGCAACTCCGGAGAACCCGCTCTTTCCTGTTAATCTCAAAAGAACCTTCCCAACTGCTCCTGTATTCGAAGTCAGTGTTTTTAATCCAGATGAAATTTTCCCAAATCCCATTAACACAGGGCCGGCTGCTGCCGCAACCATTCCAAATTTAACAATCGTTTTTCTGTGTAGCTGGGTCTAATTTTGTTCCACTTGTCGTAAATTTTTCTATAAAGTCAAGCCTTTTGTGACATATGGTATTAATTGTTCTCCGATTGGTTGTAAAACATCTATCTGTATTGTTCTCCACAGGCCTCCCAACGCGCCTGATAATGTATCGTATTTTACATTCACCAGTTCTTCGATAGACTCTCTGTTTTTGTCTATTGCATCGCTGGCGGTTGACATCGATGTAATAACCTGTGGGCCAAGGTCTTCCCACATGGTTCCAAACAAGTTAACTCCCGCAGCGCTCTGTGCTACAGGATCATCCATGGAAGCCAGTCCTTTGATCACTTCATTGAATGCTTCTTTTGCAGTATCGCCCCCGGCTCCAAACTTTTTAGCCATTTTATCAGCATTCATTCCAAGTGCTTCGAAGCCTTGTTTTGTTGTGTCTGAGCCATCTATCGCTCTGATCGAGAACTCTTTTACAGCATCGCCAATTTTATCAAGATTGAATGCTCCATTTTGTGCTCCATTCTCAAATATGGAAAACATATCTTCTGCGTCCAGTCCAAGTTTTTTTGAACTGTACAGAGTATTCATTAATATTGTCTATCAGCTCCCCTGAGTAATCCATGCCGGACTGAGCGCCTTGCGTGATCAAATTGAACGCTTCTCTTGCAGATACGCCATAATTTTTTATTAGCGTGTCTGCTGCTCTGGTACTTTCCGCAACGTCGTACCCAAATGTATCCGAGAGAGTATATGCGTACTCTGTGCATTTTTGTAGAGCAGAATCGTCCAGGTAGGACATATTTTGATTAACCGTCGCCATTGCTTCTGCAACATCGTTGATAGAATCACCAAAATTATCTTTATAGACATTATTAATCATGTCTTTATATTTTCCCATCTCATCAGTTGCAGTCCCAGTAGCTGCTGCAAACTGCTGAAATGCATTTTGAGAATCTGCTGCAAATTTAACCGCTGCTGTTCCAACTGCAGTCAGAGGTGCTGTGACCGATTTGGTCAATGTTTCTCCGGCGGCTGAAAAAGCTTCTCCGGCATGGTCAAAAACATCTGCAACATTATTAAAGCGTTTTTTCCAGGTCTTTCGCTTGCGATGCCACCTGCCTTGATGGATTAGTAAAATCATCAATCAGTTTTACAACTGCTGCAACGGTCTTACCTGCCCTTCTTATTCACCTCTTTTTCTATGTCCTGCAGCTCTTGCTTTAAAAAAGCGCGGGTAATCAATCGTTCTCCCGCGCCCATGTTATAGTACTTTGATGGTTTCCACTTTTTCAGGCGGAACAGGGCGTAAGCCACACTCGCTTCGCCGTCCACCTTTATGAGTTTTTTACTTCTTCCTCAGCATCTTCTCCAAGTCCGGAGAGCTTAATAATCTCTGCAGCAATAGTTGCGGATTCCATGCCAAATAATATAGCCGCAAGGTCTTTCGGAGTGGCTGCCCCAAAATGATCCATCAGATTCTTGTCTGTCAGGCATGGATCCACAATGCCATGTACGCAGCACATCAAGTTAAAGTCATAAGTAGCATTTACATCTCGATTTCCTTTTTTGTCAAAAAGCATAGCCTGGAGAGCATTATATCTCTTTCCAGACAGCTCTCTGATTGTGATCTCGGCGTCTTCGCCTACTAATTTAGCCAGTTTCTTTGATTTAATCTTTTTTGTTTCTTTTTCTGTTGCTTTTGCTTTGTCTACGCAAAGTAATTTTTCAATTAAATTCATTTTTCTTCTCCTTATACGTCTATTGATTCTAATACTTCCCACCCTGAGAAGTTAAATGGAATAGATTCTTCCAGAAGCTTTCCTGCTTCCCAATCTGCCAGTTTAAATTCAGTGAATACAACATCATCCAGGCGGATACGTTCTGCTCCGAATGCTTCCGGATCTTCGATGTTTGTAATGATTGTTGCTCTGGTTGTTTTTCCTTTTTTCAGGTTATCCCCAATCTTTTTCAGCATATATGAAGATACCTTATTGAGTTTTAAGGTTCCGCTACATGTGATACCAGTTACTTTGTATCCTTTTTCCAGTGTACCTGTTCTGGTTACTTCTGTTGTATCCAGTTTTACTGTTGCTTCCAATGCAGTTGTTTCTGCCATATAATCATTGTCGATCCAGCACTCCCCGAAGGTTCCATTAATGACTCTGTCCGGTGTATAGCTATTCCTTATTCATTCCTCCTTATACAGCAATATCCAGAGTGACATCTTCCATTACATCTACTAATGTAGCAGATGCAATTAAAAACACTTTTTCATCCGTATACTGATTTTTTTATTTCAGCTTCACTCATTGCCTCAGCTTCATCTCTTGTTACGCCTTTATGTTCGATAATGTATTCTTTGATTGCATCAACGTCTAAGTCTATAGTATAGTCTTCAATTATTCCGTTTCTTTCCATTTCTGCCAGGTAAGAATTAATTGCAGAAACAAGTAAACACTTGTTTGCATATGTGTTTGGATATTTCCCAATGTAATTATCTTCCGCCAGAGTCACAAGGTCATCGTGCATCATGTCCATGTTTTCTACTACACGGATCTTTTTCCACGGGTTTCCTTTCCCCTTGCTAACTGTTTGCAGAGAATTAACACCTCGACCTATTTTTACTTTTTCCCCGTCAAAATACAGGACCAGTTTTCCTGCATCGATCTCTGTATCTAACTCTGACTTCTTCCTTTTTTTCGCAATCTGTTACATCGTCGAGAATCGCGTATGTTGCAGAGCTTTTGTTTGATGTGCCAGCCAGCAATCCTGCGATTCTGGAACAGTAAGACTCTGCTGTATATTCTTTTTCGTCTACATTTACCGTTTTTGTAGCGTAATTAATGATTCCTTCATCATCCGCTGCTGTCTCTGGAAGGACAGCTTTGACCTTATTTCGTTCTTCGCGCTGATCTTTTACCCATGTCACTATCGTTTCTGTCTGCGCATCTGTTTTTGCCGTCGGGCAGCATAACCAGGTTACCTTTTTCACCGCAAAATAATTCAATGCAGTTTCATAGCTTGTTTCTTTTGATTCAAGTACGTACACTACAATTTTAGCCGGTGCTGTATCATTTCCGATCAGGGCAAGCTTTATCTGTTCTTTATTTGCGGCGCTTAAATCTTCTGGAATATCTTTTTCTTTATAGACCACTACCGGGTTTGTTTCTGGTACTTTTGTGTCTTTTACGATCATGCCTACTATGCCGCGTTCAGATCTTTTAATTGAATTTCTTGCAGCTGTAGCAAAAAATAATATTCATTACTGGTAATCCCCTTGTTTTACCTCCTGTGATAATTTCATTTCTTTCATAAGTTTACTGTTATCTGTCCTTGGAATTACGTCCCAAAATTCCACATCAAATGCGCAGACAGGTATATTTGAGTTTTCGCCCTGGAAATTTAGATCCATGTTGCTTGTGTTTAAGCTCCTGTCTCCGACTTTCATTTTTTGCCCGTAACAGTTCTTCCATGGCTGCAAAAAAAATCATTCCGTCTGCTTCATTCGCCGCTTTTTGAATATAATCAATCTCCACTTCAACATTCTTGTGAAATGCATTCTTTGTGGATTCAGAAAATGTCTGTGTTACATACACAAAAAAGGGAAGGCCGTGTATAGCCTTCCACTGTGTCTGCTCCGTATATCTTCATATCCGGATATTTTCCTTTTAAAGCGAAATTGACTGCTTTTTTGGATGTCTTTAAGTGTCAAGCCCTGCCTCCTTCAGTATTTCATTCAATTAGTTCCTGTCCGATCAGTTCTGAGTAATCAGCACGCTGCGCCATATATTTTGCAACACTTTTCTTGCCTTTTACTTCTCCAACTTTACGATTGCTCCCC